TGCCATCTACTAACACAGTTACACCAAGCGGATTTACTTCCTCAATCGCGCCCTATGGGTTGCAACTTCGTCAGACTATTAACGCTGGAACTACCTCAGTCACAATTCCTGCTGGTATCACATTTGTCTATGCAATCGCAGTTGGTGGTGGTGGTGGTGGCGGTAACGCTGGTGGCGGTGGCGGCGGCGGTATCGCGTGGGGTTGGACTTTAGCAAATTCAACTTGTGTTGTTGGTGCTAGTGGTGCTTCGGGCGTATCGGGCGGTTACACAAGATATGGAAACATTATTGCTGGTGGTGGAGGTAATGGCGGTAATAACCCTGCTGGTGCTGGTGTTGTAGGCGGGGGTGGTGGTGGTGGTGGTACTTCGGGTGCTGCGGCAACAAATGCTGCTGCTGGAGCAACAAATTATTGGGGAATCCCAGGTGGCGCTGGTGGTGCCACAACAACGGCTGGCGGTAATGGTTCAGGCGGTGGTGGTGGCGCTACCACTATTGTTCAAAACGCAACTGGATTTGCTGGCGGTAATGGAATTTCAGGTGGTGGTGGTGGTGGTAGTTATTTCAATGGAGCAATTACATCAAGTCAAGTAGGCGGTGCTGGCGGTTCAGGTTTAGTAGGTGGTGGTGGTGCTAGAGCATCAGGCTCATCGGGAACTGGTACTGGTGGTGTAGGCGGTAGCGGATATTCAATTATCAATCCAACAACCACATACACAGGTGGCGGTAATGGTGGATTTGCGTCTGGTGGTGGTGGAGCAGGAATTACTGGTAATGGTTCTCCCGCCGTATCAAATACTGTTGGTGGTGCTGGTGGCTCAGGCGGGGGTGGTGGTGGTGGTGGTGGTACAACAGGTGGCGCTGGCGGCGCAGGAATCCTTTACCTTTACTACTAGGAGATAAAATGACAACATCTATTTATAACAATTCATCATTTAGCGATTCTCCTTATGGGCTAAAACTACAACAAACCTTTTCTAGTGCTGGTACTTTCTCAGTAACAATCCCAACTGGTATCCAACGCGTCTATGCGGTGTGTATCGGTGGCGGAGGCGGAGGCAATTCCAATACCACAGGTGGTGGGTCAGGCGGTGGAGCAGGTGGGTACTCCGCAGGGTGGACTTACATTTCTAACACAGTAACTGTCGGAGCAGGCGGAGCAGGAACTGCAACGGCTACTGGAACTAGCGGAACAAATTCAATTTACGGAATGGTATTTGCTGGGGGTGGAGCAGGTGGTGGTGGCTCAGGTGGTATTTATGGTGGTGCTGCCGCTGGGGCAACTACAGTTGCGGCTGGAACTTTTACAAGTTCAACCGCTTACACGGGTGCGCCTTCTGCGGGGGCTGGAATTGTCGGGTATGCAGGCGGCGGCAACAATGGCCCTGGCGGTGCTGGCGTTTCATCAGGCGGCGGTGGCGGTTCGGCAACGGTTACGGGCAATGTGACCGCATTTGCTGGTGGTCGTGGGCTTATCTGTGGCGGCGGTGGAGCAGCAGGAACAACAGGCGTTGGTACAGGTGGAGCAGGTGGAACTGGCGATTTTTACGCTGGTGGTACAGGCTCAACTGGAACTGGTATAACTTTTGGCGGTGGCGGTGGTGGTGCTGGTTACACAGGCGCAGGAGCCAATGGCTCAGCAAATAACGGTGGAAATGGTGGCTCTGGCGGTGGTGGCGGAGGCGGTTCTTCCAACGGAAGCACAGGCGGCAATGGTGGTAACGGCGTTGTCTTTCTTTACTACTAAGGAGCAATAATGAATTACAGATACGAATACCTTTCAACCTGTTGCAATACAGGCTACATGGAGACACGCAATGAGAATGACCCACAAGTTAATACCGTATGCGTTCAATGTGGGCAGGGTAGCTATACTCTTATCAATCAAACTCTTATTTCAGGAGAATAAATGTCACAGTTAATGTATTACGACACAGATTTGGGATAATGGTTGCCTGTTATATTTGTAGTTCAAAGATTAACTCAAGAAAAAAAATAATACTCTTATATCAAAAGCAACTTTACAAGATCTACAAGAATAGGATATAATCAATAGATGAATCTAGTTCAAAGATCTATTGAAAATGGTGGTAAGTTAGCACCAATTGTTATAAAAGAAGGATTAAACAAAGGTACAGGATTAATGAATCCCTCCATATTTATAGATGATGATGGGGATATCTTAGTTAATCTAAGACATGTTAATTATTCGTTATATCATGCTGAAAAAGATATGAAATTTCCTTCAGCGTGGGGACCTTTGGCATATCTTCATCCAGAAAAAGATATGAATCTTAGAACACATAATTATTTGTGTAGACTTGATAAAGATTTAAATATGACTGATTATTGTCTAGTAGATACTAATACTCTTGATGTTCCCCCGCTTTGGGAATTTGTGGGACTAGAAGATGCTCGTATTGTTAAGTGGGATAATAAATATTATTTAATTGGCGTTCGTAGAGATACAACTACAAATGGTCAAGGTCGTATGGAGTATTCTGAAATTAAACTTAACAAGAAAAAGTGGACTGCAAAAGAAGTATCAAGAGTAAGAATCCCTACAACTGGAGATGACTCTTCATATTGTGAAAAGAATTGGTATCCTATTATAGACAAACCATTTCATTTTGTTAAATGGACTTCACCTACTGAAATTGTAAAAGCACTTCCAGAAAATCCGCCAAATATTGAACAAGTTTCTAATAAAGAATCTTTAAAAACTTTTGTAGATCAACGAGGCGGATCTGCAATGATTCCTTGGAATGATAAATATAACATTTCAGTATCTCATGAAGTAAATCTTTGGAATAATTATCTTAATCAGAAGAATGGTACATATCGTCATAGACTTTGTGTTTGGGATAAAGATTATAATTTAGTTGGGCTATCTCCAGAAAGCTTTTCATTCCTTGATGCATATATTGAATTTTGTGCAGGTGCAGCAAAACTTGAAAATGATTTATTGTTAACATTTGGATTTAGTGATAATGCAGCATTTGTTTTGAAAGTGCCAGAAAATATTGTTGAAGAAATGATTATGGAGGCATTGACATATGGAAACAATTGAAGAATTAATTTACAATGCATCTAATGATATGTTTAATCCAGAACATAATTTTAATATTGCAAAAGAGTATGAAGCAATTGGACAAACTGCTGCAGCAATGTCATTTTATTTAAGAACTGCAGAATATGGATTTGATTCTCATCCGTCTTTAGTTTATGCATCATTAATTAGAATTTCATATTGTGTTGCAGATCAAAGTGGGCGGGAGCATACATTAGAAAACTCCCTATTCCAAGCAATTCAATATATGCCTAATAGACCAGAAGCCTACTTTGTCCTTTCTAGATATTATGAAAGATCTCAAAAATGGCAAGAATGTTATATGTTTGCTGAATTAGGATTACTTCATACTTCAAAGGTTGATTCCCTTAAAATAGATGTTGAGTATTATGGTCGGTATTGCCTAGAATTTGAAAAAGCTGTATCAGCCTGGTGGATTGGAAGAAGAGACGAATCTAAAATTATATTTAATAGATTAATTGAAGAAGATATTCCAGAGCATTATAAATCATCAATAAAGTATAATTTAGAAAGATTATAAAGTCTAAATAAATGCATTTTTTTATTAGTTTGGTATACTTATAGCATATGAGCCTACAAACCACCAAGGGTTTTAATTACCCTCAATATACTGATACTCCCGATGTTCCAAGGGATATCTATGCATTGGCTTCTGAAATTGATAATTATTTAACTACAAATAGAGGACCTCAAGGTATTCAGGGTTTTCAAGGTACTCAAGGCCTTCAAGGTTTACAGGGTACTCAAGGTTTACAAGGTACGCAAGGAAATCAAGGCACACAGGGAGTGCAAGGAATACAAGGCCTTCAAGGTTTACAGGGTACTCAAGGCACACAAGGTGTGCAAGGTCATTATGGTACACAAGGCACACAGGGTGTGCAAGGCATACAAGGTTTCCAAGGTGCAACAGGCTCTCAAGGATTAATTGGTTTACAAGGTACACAAGGCACACAGGGTGTGCAAGGTACACAAGGTCTACAAGGTACACAAGGTACTCAAGGCATACAAGGTCTGCAAGGTTTACAGGGTACTCAAGGCACACAAGGTGTGCAAGGTTATTACGGTGCTCAGGGAGTGCAAGGAATACAAGGTCTACAAGGTACACAGGGTACTCAAGGCACACAAGGTGTGCAAGGAACACAAGGTACACAGGGTGTGCAAGGTTATTACGGTGCTCAGGGAGTGCAAGGAATACAAGGCCTTCAAGGTATTCAAGGTTTACAAGGTGGTGGATTTAATCAACTACAAGGACTACAAGGTCCGCTAGGACCAGGACTTCTTGTAGGTATTCAAGGTGTTGGAACAACAACCTATACATTACAATCAAGCGATACTAATAAACTTGTTACATTAAATAGTTCTTCTTCAATTACCGTTACACTTCCGCCATCTGTATTTAATCAGTATGATCAGATACATGTTCAGCAAATTGGAACAGGTCAAACTACATTTTCTGCAGGATCGGGAG